ACACTCACACAACAGTAAGTAGGTTCCGGCTATGGGCTTCACTACTCAGGACATTATCAGTAGAGTCCGCATAGAGCTGGGTGACACTGGGGCACCATTCTCAGATACCTTTCTTGGTACGGGAATGGTGTCCACCTATGATCTGACAGACTTCAATGTCTGGAACACAGCAGTTACCTGGATTCATAATCAGTCTCCTATTGTGCTGAATCTGAATACTGACTACATTCTTAATAACCGAGAAGGAAGAATCTTTTTACAAGGGGCAGCAGCCCCTCTTCCTCAAGGAGACACTCTTGTAGTTTCTG